GGCCAGTGCAGCTCTTTCACTGCCACCAGACTGGTGCGGGGACTGCGCACCAGCACCCACAGCGCAGCGCGCTCGAGCAGGTTGAGGCCGGGCAGGTGCATCATCCCTCCAGTTTGCCGATCAATCGATCGAGATACCACCGGCACTTGCGCGCATCCTGCAGGGCATTGCCCTTGCACCAGATGCGCAGCAGATACTTCAGCGCCTGGCCGTGTAGGTAGGCGGGCACCATGTGCGGTGCGTCCGCAATGGCGGCCTCAATCACATCAATCGCCTCGACCGGGCCGCGCTTGTAGTGATCCGGGTTGATCTGGTCAGTCATCGAGCCAGCTCCATGCGATGCGTTTGCAGATGCGCCATGCGTGTTTCTCGTCAACATCGAACTCAGCCGCCAGCTGGCGGTAGCTCCACCCCTCGCGCTGAAGCTGGCGCAGCTTGCGCACCAGCTCCGGCGTGAGGATGGCGGCGATGTTTTCCTCGCCAGCCTTGAATGGCCGGCTCATCGCCACTTATCCCCCAGCAGCTGCTGGCGGCACACCTCGATCGCCTGCTGCGCCTGCTTCTGCGTCATCACCGACTCGGTGGCATCCATGGCGCGCACCACGCGGGCAAGCAGCTCGGGGTAGTCCGTGTCGCGGAAGTTGGCGGCGATGTCGGCGCAGAACTCCTGCCACAGGCCGGTGTACGTGCCGCAGGTGCGGCCGCTGCGTTCGTAGAGCGCGTCCAACATGTCGGCGCGCTGCTGATCGAGCTGGATGGTGTTCATGGTTCGAGGTGTTGGCGGATGCGGAGCAGCTCAGCGCAGAGCTGCTGGCGGTTGCGGAACCCAACGGTGCCGCACAGCTGGTCGATGCGGATGTCGATCAGCTGGCGGATGCGCTGGCGCTCCTCAGTCTGACCAGCAGTGAAGGCGCTGGTGTCGCTGAGCAGCTGCTCGATGCGGTGACGGATGTCGCTCATGGATGGTCGATCGTGACGGTGGCAATGCCATCCAGCGGCACACCAAGGCGATGCGCAGCACCGGCGCTCAGGTCCAGGCTGGAGCAGTCGCAGCGGTCAGTGACGCGCACCGTGAGCACACGGCCGCGGTGGCTGACGCGAACCGGCGTGCCGCAGGGCAACCATGGGTGCGCCGCTGACACATCCCAGTGGCGGTAGGTGCCGCCGCAGGCGGTCTGCCGGCCGTGGTAGTAGCTGTGATAAACCGTGGCAGTCACCGAGCGCGCGTGAACTGGCATGGCAGCCAGCAGCAGCGCTGCAGTCAGCATGTGGCGCACCATCACGCCACCTCCACCGTGGCGCCCGGCCAGCGATTCTGTGCGTAGCGGACTGCGTGACTCTTGCTCTCAGCACGTGTAATCCACGTCATCGGACGTGCGCCTTGCGGATAGACGATCAACCGAAACTGACGTGTGCGTGCCTTGGCTGCTGGCCGGCTGATGCCTTCGCCATAACAGCCGCCATCGTGTTCATCATTGCGCCATTGAAAGAGGGCGCCTTTTACATCAGCCATAGGTGATCGACTCGGTGACGGTATCGGTGTTGATCCATTCGAGATCAGGCCATTGATGGCCGTATTCCTCGAACACTTTTGCTTTGGCATCCGTGATGCTGACTGCCATCACGCAGTCGATCACGTTCGCGCTAGGAATCTGAAAGTAGTAGCGGCGCTCAGTCATGGCTGGCCTCCAGTACCTCACGGATTGCTGCGGCAAGTTCACCATCAAGATGACCGTTGGCGATCATCACTTCCAATCCTTTTAGTGCCCGCTGCTTAAGCGTTCGAGGCTTGGGGCGACGTGCGGCGCGAAGGGCGTCAATGGCAGGTTCCAGAATGTCCTTGCTGCGCAGCCACTTACAGCACGCTTCCAGCTCAATGTCGGCGCCCCACTGGGCGGCGCAGTTGGCGATGTACTCGGGCAAAGGCAAAGTGTCCCGAAGAAGTTCTCGGTCTTCTGCCCACTCGTAGATCAGTTCCGGCGGTGGGGTGATGGGGTGCTCAGTCATGCCGCACCACCTGCTGCGTGCCGGAGTGGGTGGGCTGGTGGTGGGCACCGGACTCGATGCCGATCATGGCAAACACGCTTGCGGCGATCAGGCAGCAGATGGCGTTGTTGATGTAATTGATCATGATGCGAGCGCCTTGCGGACGCGGTAGCGGGACAGGTTGAGGCGATCAGCGATCTGCTGCTGTGTGAGGCCAGTACGCCGCAGGATGCGGACGCGGCGATCGTCGCTGGCGGTTAGCCAGTCGATCACTGCGATCACAAGCAGCAGCGGCAGGAACAGCTTCCAGATCACCAGGAGAGTGGCGGTGAGCATGGCGCGGAGTGAGTAGGTGCGCCCCTGCAATCGCAGCTCGCTGAGGCAGTAGTGGCTGGCTGTTCTCTTGTCCACAGCGGAGGATCCGGGGCGCACTATCCGGCTTATGGCCTAAATCCTTGTGCCCCCGAAGGGGCGGTGCCCTTAGAACCACTCCTCAAGCACGGCCTGGGCGTTGCCCAGATCGTGCTCGATCGAGTCAGCCAACGCGATGGCCTGTTGGGTCACCGCGAGCAGCTGCTCGGTGGAGCGGCTCCACGCCTCGAAGGCCGCGTCCACCTCAGCGATTAACGCTGCGGTTTCGGCCTCGCGGGCGAGGGCGTTGCGGGTGATGTCGTCCATGGAATCTCCGGTTGGTGGTTGAGCCCCCGGCGGGACTCATGGGTGCCGGGTGAAGGCCACCACCGGAGCGGACGACGCCCGCGAGTATTCGGTTTTCTAGGATCAATGGTGTGCCGGGCCAACCGGCGGTGCGGGCTTATTCAGGCCCTGTTGCGCTCGGGTTTTACGGCCTCGTGTGCGCTGTTCGGCCGGCGGTTGAGTTTTGCGAGTGGACCGCTCCCCCTCGTGATCACATATTACACCGTCGGCGGTGCTCACGTCAGTATCGCTGCAACATTCCCTCACACTGCGTCAGTGCCCACGGCGAGCGCCACCGGTACCCGCAGCACCGGCACGCTTTTGCCGGTGCCTGGCGTGCGCTCCCATCCCACTACGGCCACGCTCACCGGCAGTTCCGCGGTGTACCAGACAAACTGACATTCAGTGCACTTGCGCTGGCGGATCACGCGATCACTGCCGCGGCTGTTCGTCATGCTCGCCCGGATCTCGCTGCATCCACAACGGGGACAGTTCACAGCTTCGCTAACGTGATGATGTACCCCACCACTATGGCACCGTGAATTTTGGTCAGTGGATGGCAGTCGAGCTCAGCGCAGAGCAGCAGTTCGAGATCGAAAAGCAAGCCCGCACCCTGCTCACCAGCAAGGATGCGGGCCCAATGGCAGCAGCGCTCCTGAAGCAAGCCTGCTACCAGCAGCAGCTGCTGCAGCAGGCCGTTAACGAGATCGCTCGTCTTGAATGCGAGCTGATGGGGCGTTAGAAGAACGGCTCTTCCATCACCTCCGCCACCACACCATCGGTGGCTGCAGCCAAGCTCTGAGCAGCAGCAGCAGCAGCCTGCGGCGGCTCCCATCCCATTGGCGGTTGCGCCACAGCGCTCACATAGGCAAGCCCCTTGCTGCTGGTCTTCTTCCAGCCGCTGATCGGTACCTGGACGCTGCCGTATTGATCTGGCGTCTGGCTAAGCACGAATGCGCAGAACGCATCGAGCTCCTCCACCTTCACGCTCATCATTCCGCTGAAATCCACCTTGCTCTCAGGCTTGGTGGACTTGAAGATCGCCAGGTTCAGCTTGAAGCTCATTGCTCTCCGGGGTTGATGGTGTTGGCCTGTTCGTATTGCTCCACCTCGGCCAAGGGGTAGAGCACGAAACCGGGCGTGCGGAAGTATGCAGGCCCCTTACCGGTCTTGCGCCAGCGCAGCAGCGTGTCACGACTGACACCCCAGCGCTCGCATAACTGCGTGGCGGTTAAGTAGTCAGAAGATCTCATCGTCATCCGTTGCAGCGGCTGCTGTTTCGGGCTGCAGCTTGGCATTCAGATCGGCCACGCTTGTGGTTGCAGGTGCTGCGCTCACCGTTGCCGGCTGCACGTCCAACACCTCCTCCTGGCTCTGCATACCGAGCAGCATGTCACTCGCATACAGACGGCCCCAGAAGGCCGCGGCGCGGTAGCGAATCATCAGCTCCGGCATGGTCTGCCACTTGCTGCCGCTCTTGGTGGCCCATCCTTCCTTCTTCGCCATCGCAATGGTGACCGTTGGGCCTTTCAGCTGTTGGCTGCTGGCTAGATCGGTGGCAACCGCATAGCAGGCCAGGCCATCGCCTTCACCGCTCATCTCAAACCGCAACGGGCTGAACCTGCCGCAGCCGTTCACCATCGCAATGATGAAGCTGCTGCTCCACGATGGGCGGCCGTGGATGACGTGCAGGTGCTGCATGGCGAGAAATGGGCTGATGCCCATGCGGCCTGCAATCTCGAGCGCGACGAGGCAGTTGGCAAACCCCTGCTGCCCTTGGAACTGCGGCGGAATCAGCGTGCTGCTAGCCAGTGCCTTGGCGATCCGTTGCGCATCCTCGAATGCTTGGATGCCCGAGAAGACTGAGCCTCCGGGTTGTGTGGTGGTGAGTGCTGTGGATTCTGTCATCAGTACATCTCGATCTCGGTGGTCTGTTGCTGCGCGCCACTGGCGCCCGTCATCCAGCCCGGCAGGCTGATGGTTTCGATCTGATCGCTGTAGCTCGGCCAGTTGTCAGCAGCACGGCAAACGGCCAGCTTGCCTAGATCCTTCATGGCCTGTTCGTAGCCGCGATCAGTCATCACCTCATCAGCGGCATAAACCGCCACGGCGTATGGCGCGGTCGATTCCACGCAGATGAAGATGAACTGATCCGGGCGCTTGCCCGTGGCCTGCTCAACCCCGTTCAGATACCAAGCTGCCTGCACGTGGTAGCGGTAATCAGCGATGCTGCGCATAAACCCGCGTGGACTGGCGTCTCTGGTGGTTTTGAGATCCACCATGATGCTGCCGTCATCGGTCAACCAATCCGGCCGGCACTTGCACTCCACCCCATAGGTGGCATCCGTCCACATATGGGTGGTCTCTGCCTTGCCCGGCAGGCCCAGCAGCATTGCTGCACCGGGATGGCGCATGATGCTGCGGCCCATGGCCATCACCACCTCGGCATCGTCGGCGGTGATCACGGTCTTGCCAGCAGCAGCAGCCTCGAACGCTGCATAAGACTCCTTGCCGGCTTTGGTGCGGCGATCCATGGCAGGTGCCACGGCGATTTCTTCATCCCACCTGCTCAGCTCGAGCACGTGCGTGTGAAGCGCAGTGCCAAGGCGCATGGCAGCAGATGGTTCCGGCGTGATGCGGTTCGGATCCAGGTAGCGCGACCAGTAGTGCAGCGGTGATCGCGCGATGAGATCCAGATGAGACTTTGAGACGGCCGGATGCGCGTGATACGCGGTGTTGTCCATACTTGCGGGCAGTTGCGGCCAAATACTAGCAGTTGCGGCAGGCTGCGCTACTGTGCCGAGCGCTGGGACACCCAGCTCGATCCTCCGCCTATGACCTACTCCGACTTCCTGGCTTCAAAGTCCACAGCCTGCCCACCAGCAGGATTTGATCCGGCATCCTTCACCGCGCCGCTGTTCCCCTTTCAGCGGGACATCGTGACCATGGCCTGCCGTGTTGGCAGGTTCTGCATCTGGGCCGACTGCGGCATGGGCAAAACCGCCATGCAGCTCGAATGGGCATCACAGGTCTGCCGGCACACCAAAGGCAACGTGCTGGTGTTGGCACCCCTTGCCGTTGCACATCAAACCGTGCGCGAGGGCAGCAAGTTCGGCATCCCATGCGCGTTCGCTGCAACGCAAGCCGACGTGCGCCGCGGCATCACGATCACCAACTACGAGAAGCTGACCCACTTCGATCCATCCGCCTTCGATGGCGTGGTGCTTGATGAGAGCAGCATCCTCAAGGCATATACGGGCAAGATCCGCAATCAGATCATCGAGTCGTTCGCGCAGACCCCATTCCGTCTGGCCTGCTCAGCCACACCAGCACCGAACGACCACATGGAGCTGGGCAACCATGCCGAGTTCATCGGCGTGATGACCCGCACCGAGATGCTGGCCATGTTCTTCGTGCATGACGGCGGCGACACCGCTAAGTGGCGGCTCAAGGGTCACGCGCGGAGCAAGTTCTGGGAGTGGGTCTGCAGCTGGGCGGTCACGATCCGCAAGCCATCAGACCTTGGCTACGACGATGGCAGCTTCATCCTGCCGGCGCTGCAGATCAATGACTGCACAGTTGAGACGCCACGTGATGCCGCAACTGATGACGCTGGCCAGATGGCACTATTCGCCATGGAGGCTCGCACGCTGAGCGATCAGCGGCAGGTGCGCAAGGCATCGCTCGATCTGCGCGTTGCAGCAGCAGCCACCCTGGCCAACAACAGCACCGAGCAGTGGTTGATCTGGTGTGATCTCAACGATGAGAGCAAAGCGCTCACTGCCGCCATCCATGGTGCGGTTGAGGTGTCGGGCTCAGACTCCGACGATCACAAGCAACAGGCCGCCATCGACTTTCAAGATGGCAACATCCGCGTGCTGGTCAGCAAGCCAAGCATCTTTGGATTTGGTCTGAACTTCCAGGGCTGCCACAACGTCGCATTCGTTGGTCTGTCACACAGCTACGAGGCGTTCTATCAGGCGATCCGCCGCTGCTGGCGATTCGGCCAACAGCAGCCCGTCAACGCTCACATCATCTACGACGTGGCAGAAGGCCGCGTAATCGACAACATCCGCCGCAAAGAGGCGGACAGCATCGCCATGGCTGAATCAATGGTCGCCATCATGAAGCAATCCACCATGGAGCAACTCAAGAAGATCCAGCGCCAAGTAGCGCCGCACATCACTAAGCACAAGTCCGGTGATGGATGGGACATGTATATGGGCGACTGCGTGGAGAGCATCAAGCAGCTCGACAGCAACTCAATCCACTACAGCATCTTCAGCCCACCGTTCGCGTCGCTTTACACCTACAGCAACAGCGACCGCGATATGGGCAACAGCCGCACTGAGCAGGAGTTCTTTGATCACTTCGGATTCCTTGCCAGTGAGCTGCATCGCGTGATGATGCCCGGCAGGCTGATCAGCTTTCACTGCATGAACCTGCCCAGCAGCAAAGAACGTGATGGCTTCATCGGTGTGAAGGATTTCCGCGGTGACATGCTGCGCATCTTCCAGGCTGCTGGTTTCGTGTTCCATAGCGAGGTGTGCATCTGGAAGGATCCCGTCACCGCCATGCAGCGCACCAAGGCAATCGGCCTGCTGCACAAGCAAGTGCGTAAGGATTCAGCACTGAGTCGCCAAGGTATTCCTGACTACCTCGTGACCGTGCGCAAGCTGGGCGACAATCCAGAGCCATGCGCCGGCCCGTTCACTGAGTTTGCTGGTGAGAACCCACCAGCCAAGAGCGGCGACCCGATCAAGGACTCGATCAATATCTGGCAGCGCTACGCCAGCCCCGTATGGATGGACATCAACCCATCGGACACGCTGCAATACCGCAGCGCACGCGCCAATGAGGATGAACGCCACATCTGCCCGCTGCAGCTAGAGGTGATCCGCCGCGGCCTGCAACTGTGGAGCAACCCAGGCGATCTCGTGCTCAGTCCATTCGCTGGTATCGGCAGCGAGGGTTACGTCAGCCTTCAGATGGATCGCCGCTTCGTTGGCTTTGAACTGAAGCCCAGCTACTTCAACTGCGCTATCAAGAACCTGACCAATGCACAAGCGGCAAAGCAGGCGGAGCTGCTGCCATGCAACTGAGGTCTTATCAAGACCGCGCCATTGATGATCTGCGCTCGGCTTATCAGTCGGGCGCCCATGCACCGCTGCTGGTCCTACCAACCGGCGGCGGCAAAACCTGCATCATTGCCGCGATCTCAGCCAATGCCGCAGCACGTGGCCGCCACGTCCTGATACTGGTGCATCGCCGTGAGCTGATCCATCAGACCAGCAGCAAGCTCGCATGGGTTGGACTTGATCACGGCATCATCGCCGCAGGCATTCCGCCATCCGATCACGCGGTGCAGATCGCATCCGTCCAGACACTCGCGCGCCGGCTCAGCCGGCTGGACTGGCAGCCGACGCTAATCATCATTGATGAGGCCCACCACTCCACTGCAGGGCAGTGGAGGCGCATTCTTGACCACTGGCTCGATGCCTACAGGCTGGGCGTTACCGCCACGCCATGTCGGCTCTCAGGCGAGGGGCTGCGACCAGTGTTCGATTGCATGGTGCTCGGCCCATCAGTGGCCGATCTGATCTTCACCGGCTATTTATCGCCCGCACGGATCTACGCACCGCCAGTGGTTGCTGATCTGCAGGGCATCCGCAGCCGTGGTGGTGATTATGCCAACGATCAGGCCGCGGCCGCTATGGATCGGCCCACAGTGACCGGTGATGCCATCAGCCACTACCAGCGCCTAGCAGCAGGCCAGCAAGTGATCGCCTTCTGCTGCAATGTCAACCATGCCGTCTCAGTGTGCGACGCATTTAAGACGGCAGGTATTGGCGCCGAACTGCTGCTAGGCAATACTCCAGACCGCGAGCAGGTGGTGGCCGACTTCGCAGCACATCGCATCCGCGTTCTCGTCACCGTCGACGTGGTCAGCGAGGGTTTTGACGTGCCAGCCGCCAGCTGCGCCATCCTGCTGAGGCCCACGCAATCGCTCGGCCTCTACCTGCAGCAGGTGGGCCGTGTGCTGCGCCCTGCGCCCGGCAAAGAACACGCAGTGATCCTCGATCACGTCGGCAACGTCAACCGCCATGGCTTTCCCGATGATCACCGGGACTGGTCACTTGATGACCGTATGCGCCGCACCAAGGGCACACCAGCGCCATCTGTACGTACATGCCCAGAGTGTTTCGCAGCATTCAAGCCACAGCCGCAATGCCCGGTCTGTGGCGCGCAGTGCGTGCCGATCAAATCACGCGTGATACGTGAACTGGCAGGCGAGCTGCAAGAGATGAAGCGCGCACAGCAGCGCACAGCACGCCGCGAACAGGGCCAGGCACGGACGCTCTCTGATCTCATGGCCATCGCACGCCAGCGCGGCTACAGCCCCGCATGGGCGTGGAAGGTCCACACGGCCAGAGCAAGAACGCAATAAGATTGGAACAGTTATCCCATCTTGCTCCGTGCCAAATCCCATACCTGTTGAGCTGCTCGGCCAGCGCTTCGGGCTTCTAACTGTTTTGGCCGACGCTTCGGCTGGCCACCGCTATCAAATGGTTCGCTGCCAGTGCGACTGCGGCAACGTGACCGTGATCAGGAAAAACCGTCTCTACGAACGCACCGGTAAGCAGCTGGCATGTGGATGCCTTCGTGGCCGACACGCCAAGCATTCGGACTGCCACAGCAAGCTTTATCGCGTCTGGGATTCGATGGTTCGACGGTGCCACAACCCAAATCATCGAGCGTTTGCAAACTATGGCGGCAGAGGTATTCAGGTATGCGCCGAGTGGCGCGACTACCGCAACTTCAAGGCATGGGCAGATACCAGCGGCTACTCAGAAGGCCTGACGATCGACCGCATCGATAACGACAAGGGCTACGCACCAAGCAACTGCCGTTGGGCGACCAGGAAGGAACAGCAAAACAATCGCCGCTGCTGCGTCTACATCCAGCACGACGGCAAGCGCCTGACCGTCACAGAGTGGAGCGAGCTGCTCGGCGTGCCGCGCCACACTGTGCGCAAGCACCTCGAGGCAATGAATGGCGGCCAGTGAGACGCATCTCCAACAGGAAATCCGACTGGCTCTGGGAACTAGGCCGGACCTAAGGCTCTACAGAAACAACTGCGGCTCCTTGCCCGATCCACGCACCGGCCGGCTCGTCACATTCGGCCTTGCTCGTGGCTCTGCTGATCTGATCGGCTGGCGCACCGTCACGGTCACCCCGGAGATGGTGGGCCAGCGCATTGCTGTGTTCACCAGCATCGAGGTGAAGACGGAGCGGGGCCATGTGCGGCCCGAGCAACACGCATGGCAGCGCACCGTATCGGCCGCAGGTGGCATCGCAGGCATCGCACGCTCAGTACAAGACGCAAACGAATTGCTGAGATAACTGCCAACCTGCCAACCTTTCTGCCAAACTCTGCCGGCCTCTCCGTAGCCATGTGGCAGCCGATCTCCTTCAACAGCTCGCCAATATCCCCGACCACTGGGCGCTGGTAGCCGTCGGCAACGACAAGCGCCCCTATCAGCCCGAATGGCAAAAGCACCCCATCTCCCGCCAGCAGCTCACCGCTGAGATCACCGCCGGCCGTGCTGTAGCCATTGGCGTGATCGCAGGTCCACAGTCCGGTGGCCTCCTCTTCGTTGATCACGATGGTCTTGGCGCCTCAGAGGTGCTTGAGCAGATCGGCGCACCACTTCGTGACCTACCCAAGTCATGGGCCGTTACCTCCGGCCGTGATGGCCGCGTACAGATCATCTATCAAGTCCCAGAACCCTTCTGGGCCACCATCAAGACCACCAAGCTGCGCAGCTCCATCAAGGGTGAGCAGCTTGAGCTTCGATGGTCTGGCTGTCAGTCCGTCGTCGCAGGTGCTCACCCCATCACCGGTGCCTACCGCTGGCTCAAAGGTCGCGCACCTGGTGATCTGCCCCTCGCTGAAGCGCCTTCACTCCTGCTGCAGCAGATGCAGCGCCACAAGCCTGACCCAGCGCCACTGCTGCGCCTACCAGACACCGACGCACAACGCGCACGCGATTACCTCGCATCCATCCCAGCAGCCGATGCCGACGACTACGACGCATGGCTGCGCGTTGGCATGGCGCTTCACAGCGTTGGCGACGACTCGCTCCTATCCGATTGGATCAGCTGGTCCACCGCATCCGGCAAGTTCGAGCCCGGTGTCTGCGAAGCGAAATGGCGCACCTTCCATGCAGCATCTGGTGGCGTCAGCATCGGCACCCTCGCGCACCTAGCAGGTCATGAGAAAAGCCGCCCGTCTCCAGCCGGGCAGCCGCCATCTCCGCCGCAACAACGCAGCGCGCCAAACCCTACCGCAGCTCACGGCAAGCTCCTCAAGCTCGAATCCAATGAGCTCCTCGAACTCCTTCGTCAGCAGCTAGGCGACCGCCTTCGCTGGAACCTGTTCACCAAGGTGATCGAGCTCGACGAAAAACCCCTTGAGCACATCGAGCATTTCTACCTACAGCTCTCACAGCAGGGCGTCAAGGTCACCAAAGACCTAGCCGCTGATGCCGTCCACGTCGTCGCACTCGAGAACCCATACGACCCCGTCCGCAACTACCTCGAGCACGTCGCTGATCACGTGCAGCCCGTTCCGATCGATCACATCGCAACCGCCTACCTCCGCCCAGCAGATCAGCCCGGCACCCTCTACGACGCCATGCTCAAGGCCACCCTCGTGGCCGCCGTACGCCGCATCTTCGAGCCCGGCTGCAAGCACGACTCCGCCTGCGTCCTGATGGGCCCGCAAGGCTGCGGTAAGTCCACCTTCTGGCGCAACCTTGGTGGCCTCTGGTTCAGTGATGCCCTACGCGACATCGGCTCCAAAGACGATCTCATGGTGCTCCACCGCTCATGGCTCATGGAATGGGCCGAGCTCGATCACATCACCAACCGCAAGCACGCAGGCCAGGTCAAAGCCTTCCTCACCCAACAGACGGACATGTTTCGCGCGCCATACCAGCGCACCACTGAGGCATACCCACGCCGCTCGATCATCGTCGGCTCCACCAACCGCGACACCGGGTTCCTCGTCGATGACACCGGCAACCGCCGCTTCTGGGTCATACCCATCACAGCAGCGCCACACATCCCCGTAGATGGCCTACTGCTCGAACGCGATGCCATCTGGTCTGCAGCTGTCGCCGCCTACCGCACCGGCGAACCCAACCACCTCACACGCGAACACAGCGCACAGGTCGACGCTGAAAACGAGTCCTACCTCGTCGACTCGCCATGGAAGGCCGCCATCCAGGAGTGGATCAACTCACCCCGCAATGAAGGCCGACCTATCACCAGCGAGCTGCTGCTCACCGAAGCGATCAGCAAACCAGTCGAGCGCCAGGGCCGCGCAGACCAGATGCAGGTCGCATCGATCATGCGCGAGCTCGGCTTCGTCAAACAGCGCCAGTGGATCGATGGCCGCAACAAGTGGGTTTTTGTCCAACCTCGCGGATGAGGTTGGCAGGCCGAGATCCCTTGCGCTGCAAGCCTTCTCCTATCCTTACTAACCTTCTAACCTTAGTAATAAACTATATAAAAGGGAGGAGTAGGGGAAAAAGAGCCTATAGGGGCAACGTTGGTGAGGTTGGGAGGTTGGTAGGTGCCTGGCCGGCTCGCGCCCTACCCTTGGCGTATGGCCATCAACATCACCATCGATCAACAGGGCATTGGCCTCCTGCAACGTCGATCGGCCGTGGTCGCCAAGCAACTACCCTTCGCCACCAGTCAGGCGCTCAACAGCGCAGCGTTCAGTGCCCGTGATGCTCTTAAAGGCGCTTCACGCGAGGTCTTTGATCGACCAACCACCTTCATCCAAAATGCGTGGCTGGTTCAAAAGTCCACCAAAACCACGCTCATCGCAGTGGTTTACCCAGAAGCTCGCCGTCGCCCCTATCTCAAAGCCAACATCCTTGGTGGCCTACGAGGGACCAAGCCATTCGAGGCCAAATATTTCGGACAGGCTTCTGGAAGCGTCGGCAATGCCTCTCGACTCATCCCAGCCGCGATCAACCGCAACGCACAAGGCAACGTGTCTCTGTCCGTTCTGACGCGCCTTTCAGCGAAGATCAGCACCAAAGGCAAAGGGTCGGTCTTTATCGGCACACCAGCCGGTGGGGCACGGCCTCCAGGCGTCTACGAACGAACAGGCACCAAACGCACCGGACTGCGCCTTAGGCCCCTGTTTGTCGGCAAGCCATCAGCCACCTATCAACGCATCTTCAAGATTGATGAGATTGGCAGCAAGGTCGTGCAACGCCGATTCAACGAATACCTGCGTACAAGCCTTGAACGCGCCGTTGCCTCTGCGCGTTAATGTGGTGGCCTAGCGCAGTAGCACCTGCCTAGGCCGTGATCACCTGCACACCAGGCAATGCCCAAAGCCTATCAACTGCCAGCACCCGGCGAGCCGTTTGATCCTGAGCTATTCAAACTCGGCGCACCGTGCAAACGCAATCACATCCATGCCGATGGCATGACCCTTCGTTGGGTACGCAGAGGGCAATGCTGCATCTGCGATCGCATTGACGCGTTAGAACGGCAGCAGCGTCTAAGGCAAGATCCTGAGTACTTACGCAAACGAGCTGCTTACGTTGCTGAGAAACGAAAACGGCAAGGCAGAGAGTCCAGATCTAAACATGGACTTCCGTACCAACCCAGACCAGACGCGGAAACTCTGTCGATGCGTAAGGCGATCCAATCAGCAGGGCGCCTGCCATCTGTCGCTGAACTTGTAATACGACAGCAGTATAAATACTGGCGAGAGCATCGGAGCGAATACGAGCAACACAAGCGTGACCGCAAACGTGAGTACGTACGTTGGCGACAGATGACTGATACCGGCTACCGCCTCTACCACCGCGCCAAGTCCAAAGCGCGCAAGGTGGCGCAACGTGGTAGCACCCCCCATCACTTGACCCCCTCCCACCTCTTGAGACGGTGGGGGGAGTTCAATCACGTTTGCGCCTACTGCGGGGCGACTGGAGATCTGCAGATTGAACACGTTGTGCCGATCAGCAAAGGCGGCGAGCATCACCTCGGCAACATCGTGCCTGCTTGCCATCGATGCAACAGCAACAAGCGTGATCACGATGCCCATAACTGGTTTGCATCT